CCTGACGCAATACTAAAGTACTCAGGGCTTCCAGCGCCACTGGGGACTACCAAGATCAGGCGTGCCCTACTCCCATCTAGGCTGACGATGGTACGATCTAGGACAAATCTACGAGTAGCCTTGAAGTTCGCTGCCCGCCCAGTGATCGTGTGCGTACCAGTCGCAGCAGTAAGCTTGCGCACCCATACCAGCGTCGCAGGCTGTTCGGTAAGGGCATATGTACCTTGGGCAGCGGGAAGAGGCTTATCACGGACAATCCCTGCCGCCCGCCCAGTGAGCGCGTACGTACCCCCCGCAGCAATAATCTTTTTATTCTTTACGAGGGCCGCAGGTCGTCCAGCAAACGCGTACGTACCTCGGGCAGAGGTAAGCTTTTTACGGAATAATAAGTTTACTGTTTGCCCGGTAAACGTGAAAGTACGTTGTGCAGCGATAATTTTCCTGCCACGGCGTAAGCGCGTCGTGTTCGGTCGAACATGTGTAAAAACCCTATAAGCAGCAGGGAGCTTACGGATGAGTACAAGATTTGGCTCATTTGGTACATTCGGCCCCAGTCCGGGTATGGGCTCCCCAATCAGCGCGTAAGTACCTGACTCTGCAATAATCTTGTTGGGGGCTTTTAGGGTTACATCTTGCCCGGTAACCGAATACGTACCCTGTCCAGTGGAGAAAGAAACCCCTCTGGGGAAATTTGCAGCCTGCCCAGCAAGCGTATACGAACCAAAGTCCGCAATAAGTTTGTAAGCAGGACGAAGCGTTGCAGCCTGCCCAGTAAGCGTATAATCGCCAGCTGCCGCAACAAGTTTATAGGACGCCGATAAAGTTGCAGCCTGTCCGGTAAGCGCGAACGTACCTTGCTCAGCGGTCAGTACAGCAGCACCAGCGTCCGCTTGGAACGCAGTAGCCTGAAAGGCATCTGACTGAAACGCTGCGGCCATCTACATATCCTTAAAGTTTCCTCGGCTACCCGAAGAAAAATATACTACCACGCCCAAATAAAAACTGCACCACTTCCGCCGTTACCTCCGCCGCCAAGGTTTGCCGCAGTGCTAGTACGGCCAGAACCGCCACCTCCGCATCCTATGCCGCCGTCGCCGCCGCGACCAGATAGCCCCGTATTACTATTCCCTCCGCCTCCGGCCCCACCCGCACCGACCATGATCGGAGAGGTTATAAAATACCCGGCTCCGCCGTTACCTGCTGCTGTGCTAGTCGCGCTAGTCGCGCCGCCGCTGACAACTGGGTAGTTATAATTCGGCGTTACAGATGCACCGGCGCTGTTAGTTCCACTTGGGCCAGCTGCACCGCCGGACAAAAAAGTTGACTGCGATGCTGTTCCATTGCTGCCAGCTTGTCCCCCAACAGATGAAAATATGCCAGACGCCCCAAAGTAATTATTGATAGATGCAGTAGCGCCAGAGCCGCCAGCGCCAATACTACCGATACCACCACTCGCGGTCAGTAGGTTCACAACTGTGGACGCAGTGAAATAATAGCCAACAGTTGTCGAACCGCCATTTGCCCCGTTACCTACCGCCCCAGCCGTACCCCCAGCGCCGCCAGCGCCAACCGCAATTCTAAGTGTGTCTGGGATAAATAGTGCTGGTCCAATCCAGCTGGTAATTGCACCTGATCCACCGCCGCCCGGGGACGCCAAAGTGGTCGAGCAGCCGCCACCGCCTGCGCCAAGTAGCAAGATGCGAACCATCCCCGCACCACGGGGCTTGTTCCAGCGCATAGTCGAGCCGCCGCTGTAGAACTCTTGATAGTTCGCGTTCTGTGGTGAAGGTACGTTGAAAACGTCAAGCATAAATCACCATGATATGATTACCACCATTCCGGGACCACCAGCGCCGCCTAAAGTACCACTAGTTAATGCGCTGCCGCTGCCGCCACACCCTATGCCGCCGGGACGTGGGGTACTGTTTCCCGTTGTTCCACCGCGCCCAAGAATAATCGGCGATAACTGAAAAAACCCTGCGGCCCCAGACCCTACCCCAGAGTCTGAAGGGTATCCGTAGTTTGGTGTAACCGTGGCAGCATAAGTTCCACCGCCTAAGAACGTCGTATCTGATCTGGATACACTAGCGTCAACACTTCCTGCCTGCCCGGCAACAGATTGATAAACGCCCGCCGCAGCAAAGGCTGTTCGAGCAGCAGCAGAGCCACCATTCCCGCCTGTGCCGTCTGTACCATTCGCCCCCCCGTTTGCGCTTAGCAATTCGTACGCCGACGATGCCTTTGGGCCAGCATAAAAAATAACAGAGGATGTACTCATGGTGATCCGTAATTTATCTGGCACCAAAAACGCTGGCATTAAACAGTTTGTTACGGCCCCAGAGCCGCCGCCACCTTGATTGCTAACATCATTGCCATCGCCACCGCGACCACCTGCTCCAATTAAGGTAAACCAGACAAAAGATGCCCCCTTTGGTTTTGCCCAAGCAAACCTTTGAGCAACTCCACTTGTCTGGGTTACCCGCAAACCATAAAAAATTTGGGTGTTGCAGTTTTGAGGTGTTGGGTAGTTGATTGGATATGACATCTTACCAACTCGCAATCAAAACGAAGCCATTTCCACCTTGACCCGCTAATGTCAGCGCATCTTCTCCGCCGCCGCCGCCGCCAGAGCCAATGCCGCCACGGCCACCAGTCGTGCCCACTGCAACACTTGTTGTACCGCCACCGCCGCCAAGGCTCGCGATGGTTGGCTGAAGGACGAAGAAACCCGGCGGACCAAGAGCAGTTCCCCCAGCGGTTGCGGCAGGCACTGCGTATCCATATTGCCCAGTTACAGCCCCACCAGCGCCGGTATTTGAACCAGCCCCGCCTGCTCCGCCAGACACAAAAATTGTCGTCGAGAGCGTAACAGTACCCCCTGCGGCTAACCCACCCGGCGCGGAGTCTTGCCCTGTAGTAGACGAATAAAACCCGAGGCTACTGAACGGACCTCCCGTGCTTGCCGACCCGCCCGCCGACGCAGTGGTAGTGCCCGCGACATTCGATGTCCCGCCACGTGCTGTCAGAAGGTTGAACAGGGTGGCTGAGTCAGTACGATAGTTTACAGTTGTATCGCCACCGCTGACTGTTGCTGCTCCCCCAATACCGATACTGATATTAAGGATATCAGGTATGTGTTGTGCAGAACCCCACCAAACAGTAACCGCTCCTGACCCCCCGCCAGACCCACCGTTAGTCGCGTTTCCGGGACTTCCGCCGCCACCAGCACCAATCAGCATCATGTAGACCTGCGCGCACCCGCGCGGCTTCATCCAAGTTGTGCTTGAATAAAACTGTTGGATATTCGCGTTGTCTGGCGTGGGCGTGTGGAAGTAGTTGTGCATTTTATGCCCAAGACGGAGGAGCTACGCCATCAGTCTGAACGCAAGTGTACTCGACCTGCTCTCCGGGCAAAACCTCAGTTCCATCCCCAAGAAAAACACCGAGGCAAGTGCCGTCTGCCATCTTCATGTACCCCACGCCAGCATGACCTGCTGTGAATTGAATAGACCACCATGTAATCATCAGTAATCTCCACCAATAACCACGACAGAATAGCCCGTGCCAGCCGAGCCCGTTGACGTGCCAAACGTGACATAAAGCAGGTAGTTCGGATCAAGGGCAATATTCAGCGGTAACTCAAACACAGACGTTGCGGTGTTCTGAGACAACGAGTTGGCAGGAAGCGTGATCTCATCGTAGAGCCAGCTATTTGTTGCACTGGTTGACGCGCTGGATGAAATAAACACGCGGCAAACGGTAGCCGCAGGCGAACCCACCGGGCGAAACCTGATCTTCTGGATGTAGGAGCCGTTTGCTCCAGCCGTGAACGCTTTGATGAGCGTACCGGACCCATCAAGGGCGGTGTTAGCAGTCGGACCAGCAACGGTGCCGGTGTTGTTTGCAGCGGTGGAGTCAACCGCTCCGACGATTGAGAAGATAGGTGCTGTATTTGCGGGCATAGGTTACTCCTTACGGCAGAATTGCGTTGATGGCGATGGCACGGGCAAGACCAATGGACATTCCAGAAGATGTACTGGATAACGTAGTACCAGAGATAGACAGCCCCGTACCTAATGTAATTGGTGCGACGTCGCCCGTTGACCCACGACCAAGCAAGTTGCTGGCAGACAAAGCCACTTCACCAACAGTCGTCGTTGCCCCCGAGGCAAGCACAGAGTTGGCAGCAGCAGTCAGCGCGTGCTCAGCGTTCCAGTGCGCCTGCGGCTGAATGAGGGTTGACCCACCAACGTCGGCTACACCGCTCTGGAAAGCATGTTTTAACGAAACGGCCATGTCATACCCTTACCTTAGAAGCTATATGTCGTGGGCATTGCGGCTACTGTGCCGTTCGTAGGGGCTGTATTACCCTTAAGCCCAACACCAGAAGCGTACGCGATACCGCCAGCGTTGGTGATGCCGGTTGCAGAGGCTCTGTGCGCGCCGCCAAAGATAGCAGCAGTGCCGCTAAGGATAGCTACGCCATTATCTGAACAAGACCATGTTTCACAGTTTACCATGCGTGTGCCAACGCCAGAGCCGGGCTGAAGATAGAACCCATTCTGATGCCCAGCTGCTTGGCAGTTTGTCATAACAATGTTTGTTGCGCCAACATCGATTAAGAAGCCCATCGAACCAGCGTGTACTTTTGGTGTGTTATCTGCACCGCAACCGGTTAGCATAACTTCGTCACCGCCAGCGAGGTTATACCCACGGAAGTAACCATAACTGAAGCAGTCGGTTAGCTTCGTCCAATCGTTAGTCCCCGTTAGACGGAAAGCATTGCCAGCGCGCTGTAGGGTCGTACTGGTGGGTCCCACAGCAGAGCCTGCAAGATAATTAGAAAACGGCCAGCAATGGACACGTGTTATATACGCAATGTCAAAAGACGCATGGCTCCAGACGCCGTTAAGGCAGTCAATGTTTACGTCAAACATACGTAGCCGGTTTGAAAAAGCGGAATAGACCGCAAGCCCAAAGCCAACAATCATGCAGTTGCGCACGAAACAATCATAGGAAAATTCAATCCGTATTGCCGCATTGTTTACTGCCGCCGGAGTAACATAGAGGGAGGAGGTGTTAGATGGCACAGTAGCGTCAAACGCCCCAAAACTTGGAGTTCCGGTGGTAAAGTTAAAACCATTCTTGTAGATAAAGCAACCTTCGATACCACAACTCCCCATCAGGCGGATGGTCTGCCCAGCGGCCAAACGGATAGAAGACATTACCGATGGCGCGGGTACTCCCCCAGTACCTTGCGGCATACCGATATTTCCGTACGGACCGCGAATGGTAATAGCGCCCCCATCATAGGGAGAACTAACGTCACCTACGATAATACTAGTTGCTAGGTAGAACGCGCCGGGCGGAACAATAACAACCCCGCCACGTGGACCAAGAGCGTTAATAGCGTTCTGGAACGCGGTAGAAGAACTTACAACTCCGGTTGGATCAGCAAACGCAGATGTTGGACTATTGGAGAAATCCATGACGCTGACCGTGCCGCCCGACGACGCAGACGCAGACGCATTGAGCGTCGTACCCGAGATTGATAGGCCGGTTCCAAGGGTTAGTTCTTGGAGGTTTCCTGTAATTCCCGGAGCGCGCCCTAAAAGTTTGTTTGCAGTAGAAGTCAACCCAGAAGCTGTTGCTGGCCCGAGTGCAGCAGCGCCGAGGAGAGTTCTAGCGTCAACCGCAATGGTAGCTCCCGTGCCGCCCTGCGCAACGGGCAGGGGGGTCGTGAGCCCAGTCAGTGATGTAATATCGCTGTTGGCACCGGACTTGGCGGCAACAAGGCTAGTTCTGGCGAGGTCAGCAGTTACCTGCCCCGTACCGCCCTGCGCTAATGTAAGCGTTCCAGAGATATCGGTGGCAGGAATTGTAGTGGCGGCGGAAAACGCAGCAGTGTTATTGCCCTTAACATATCCGGTAAGGTTTGTAGTCCCTGTGCCGCCGTAGTTGACAGCAAGTGCAGTCGTTAGGTTAGTCAGTGATGTGATATCGCTGTTCGCACCGGACTTGGCGGCAGAAAGCGTAGTACGAACGGTAGCCGGATTGGAGATAGCCAGCGTTATGGCAACTTCGGGAGCGCCGCTAGCGGAAAGCGAAAACCCATTTGCGGTCGCCCCATCAACAGAGGACGTAACACTTGTAACAGTACCCGAAGAACTAAGCGTTAACGGAGCAGTTGAGGAGAGCGTCAGCCCAGTCCCAACAAGAATTTCTTGGAGCGTTCCCGCTGTAGCCGCTGCGCGTCCGACAAGCCGCGATCCAGCGGCAGTGGTCAACCCAGAACCGGTAACTACTCCTTGTGGAGTAATGAGTGCTGCACCGACCGTAGAGCTAGCCGGGAGCGCAACAGTACCATCAGGAGAAACTTGTGACACCTTGGACGCTGGGATCGTGATGAACACATCCTTCACGCCCGCGCTAAAAGTCACAGGATTATTACTGTTCGAAGAGCTAAGAGTGACGGTGCGGGTAATCGTATTAGTGCTTGTATACGCACCAAGTCCTACTTCCCACTCATCGGCAGTCTGATGTTGCACTGCGTAATAGCAACTGTCACTGGTAGCCATCACCGCTGAGAATGTCTGATACCCAGTTGGAGCCGTCCCGGTCACAGTGTATGGTGAGCCGGTAGAGCTAGAAGTATCGCGTACACGATCAGCGGTGATATGCGCCATTGTTAGCCTCTATTAGGTAATCTGGAAGAGGCCGTTGGTGGCATCGAAGTCCACCGTCAGCGTTTCAGTGTCAAGTAGCGAGATGGAAGAGCCGTAGTCCCACCACGCAATAAGCGGTTTGGCGGGGGTAGTTGGTGTGTCATTATAGAGGACGGCGTACCTAAACGCCCCAACAGTACCACCGGCTGCTGTGAACACAACGTCAGCCGCAGTTGCCTTTGCGGTGCCAGACGAAACAGAGGTAGTTATGGTCGTTACTGTACCGCCGGAAGGATACCCGTTAACAGCGGAAATTTCGGTGATGTTAGCCTTGACGGTATTTGTGTTAACCGGCAGCGTATTGGTCAGCATAACCTTAAAGGAATGGGCGTCGAAGTCATGCACTCCGTCTACCAAATCCTTCGTGAATTGCAGAAACTTGTTGTATGTGGCCATGTCCTAGTCCTTTCACTTCTTGCTAGAAATCCGCACGAACACGGAACTTCAATACATCGTAGACGGTGTGAGTAGCCCCGTTGAAGCTTACTTCTACTTCGGCTTCATACGTTCCCGGTTCAATATTGAGTATCCCCCCGGAGAAGTCAAACCGCACAACGCCATTGGCGGCATCAATCTTTGTACATACGATAACAGACGGCGCAGCCACACTCCCGGTGGGGCGAAAATTTACGCGGACCGTAGTCGTCGAACTAGACAGGTTAAGCGGGGCACCAGTTACCTGATCTGTGAGCGTCAAGGTAATATCTGGCTTGGTATCGCCCTGAACAATCCTAATGACACTTGCCATATACCACCTATGCCAGTGGGCGCATCTGAACGCCCATAGACGCCCGAGCGACCCCTAAGTTAGCTTTAGCACGCCTAGACGCAGTTTTATAGGTAAATTGTTTGGCGTGGTAGGTCGCAAGTTCCCGGTCTGTCCATGACTTATCGGGGAGAACTAACAGCTGCTGCAACGCACCGTGTACGATCAGCTGCTCGCACTCATCGAACGGCGTCTTGTCCATCCCCGCTGCGTCGGGGGTGGGCTTCAGCGCTACGAACAGCTTGATGTCGTAGGTCTGTGAACTGTCGGGCGTCGGGGCCAGAATGAACTGATCCGGGTCGAATTGGCTGATATGCCGGGGCATCGACCGGGTATTGACGTCCGTAGAGGGCCACGCGGGGTACAGCCGGTGGAAGTCATCCTGCGTAGCGGGGGAGATAAAACCCCCATTAACCGCCGAATGAATGATCGCTACGACCTCAGTGTCGTCCGGGGTCTCATAGTCGTAGTCGTATACACCCGGCGTGAGCCGGATCAGCGGCTGCTCGTATCGCCAGACCAGTGTCTTCTCACAGACTTCGATAGCCGCGTCACGGACGTACTGCTCGATAACAGGGCGCGGACATCCGGGGACGCTGGGGGCGATCTTGTTCTCAACAGAGACAAACAGGCGCGTAGCCATTACACGAGTTCCTTCTTGTCGAGGCCAGCGGACTCTGTGTCGGTCGCGATCCTAGACGCCAGCGAAGAACTCAGCATCTGCACAAACGACTGCTGGAAGATTTGCGCACGGCCAGAGCTGACATGCTCGTTATCCACGGACTCGGCAAGGAAGATAATCCCGTCCACAACGACGGGGAAGTATGCGTCCGAGAGCAGCGCGATGGTGTCAGCGGCGGCGTATTCCGCCGGGGTCTGCGAGTATTCCCCTACCAGCACCTGACCTGCGGGAGCCTTCGGGTAAATGAAGAACCGGTTGGCGTTACGCGGGTGCCGCATCCAACTGACGCACGCACCGGCTGTCTCGCTAACCCATGCGGGGTATGTCTGGTCGAGGATTTCCCGGTTAGTCTCGCGGACCCCCGAGCCACCTTGGACCTGAAAGATTTCCATGATGCGGATGGAGTCAGCCGGTGCGGACTGAAGAACGCTTCCGGCTGTGCAGGGGATTGCCCCTATGTATGCGAATAGATCGGGTCGTAGCAGCGCGATCCGCTTGAGCGTCTGGTTCCCCAGCCCCAAGAGAAAAGCATCCGAATACCGCTGCAAGTCAGCGTTCGTATTGGTGTCCTGCAACAGCCTGCGGACTTCTGCTATGACATCGATAAGTCTCATCAGGGCAACTTTCGCGATGCGTCAGCGTTAAGCTCAGGAAACACTATAGCAGGTTCTTCCGGGATTGTCTTGGTCTCCAGATTAACCTGCGACTTGCGCCCACGCTGCGCCTTCGGGATGAAGTTCTCCGGGAACGCTTCCTCCTCAGAGACCTCGATCACACGAGCGTTCTCCGCGAGATATTCGTTCCAGTTGTAGATCGTGCCCTTATCAAGATGCTTGAGGTATCTCATTTTCCGCTCCTAGCTGCTCGCATGTTATCTACCAGATTAGGGTACGGACGGCCAGCTTTACGCGCTGCCGCTTTCGCCCCTGCCTTCTGCTCCGGCGTCAAAGGATTTGACTTCCCTAATCCCTTTGGCCGTGGCTTTTCCCAAACCGGTTTCTTCATCTTCAGCACTTCCATGCGCGGAGAGACTTATTGATCCGGCTATTTGGATCGCTCGCAGTCTTCTCGCTGGTTAGTTTCGCCTTCATGCCTTTCATGCGGGCGCAGAAGCTGTCGCGACGAGCGCCGCCCTCGGGCTGCGGGGGCTTGAGCCCCGGCTTACCGGGGTTCGCTGCATTATAGGAAGCCCGCCCCTTGGCGTTGA